TTCGTGATGAAGAATTAAAAGCATAGTGCTACACGTTTTTCTCCTGTTTGTTTTTGTGGGCGTAGGGGATGACAAAAAGCTAGTCAGCAACGACATGCACTTCAAAGACCTCAACGAATGCGTCTGGTACGCACAAACCCTACACAAACAAGGCAACCTAATAACGGCATATTGTGTGCCGAAGTTCATAACAGACGGCAACGTAAAGGTATACTGATGGACCCCATTAGCGCGATGGCTACCGCATCGGCTGCATTCGGTGCAATCAAAAAAGGCTTTCAAGTAGGACGTGACATTGAGGCAATGGCCTCTGACCTGTCCCGCTGGATGGGTGCAATGTCCGACTTGGACATGCTAGAAAAAGAAGCCAAGAACCCACCCATATTTAAGAAACTGTTTGCTGGTAAGTCCGTAGAACAAGAAGCCATAGAAACATTTGCTGCTAAACAAAAAGCACAGCAGCAACGCTACGAACTACAACAGTGGATTGGCATGACGCTTGGAAGGTCCAAGTGGGATGAGTTGGTCAAGATGGAGGGGTCCATTCGCAAGCAACGCCAAGAAACTCTGTACAAACAAAGACAACGCCGCCGTAAGTTTGTAGAGATTGTAGCGTGGATAATGATGGGACTGTTCGCTGCAGGAATACTTTACGGGTTTATATCATTTCTTAGAGGCACGTTAGCCAATGCAGAAACATGGCCTGAATATGTAACGTGCAGACTGAAGGGATGCAGCAACATAGACGGAGAAAGGCTATGTATATATCATGGTCCTAACAATACGGTGGATAGTGTTTGGAATGACATGGGGGAATACTTCCCACGAGAGATACAATGCAAGTACGATCCCAAGCACGAAAAGCCTCCTACCCTGCGAGAAACATTCACAGCAATCGAAAAGTCAAGAAAATAATCCTTGCTAATTTAAATAAATAGGTGTATAATGTTGTACAGGGAGACTGAAATGAAACGACTTGCCTACGAAGCCCTAAAGCACAAGTACGAGGCACAGAAAAAAGATGCGCTATTTGTATACGCAAACTACACAAATAACCCGGCGGCTATCGGTGAACATCCGCAGTTGCTTGAGGAAATGGACAAGGCAGTCGCTAGTTGGGCAGACGCTCAAGACAAACTTGAAGCACTTGAAGATTTGGATAGCGAAACTTAACGGGTACTAATATGGCAAGCACATACCTTACTTTAGTCAACAACGTACTCCGCGACTTTAACGAAGTTGAACTAACCAGTTCCAACTTTACAAACTCTCGTGGTGTACAGACTACGGTAAAAGACTATGTTAATCGTTCGATTACTGATCTTATCAACTCTGAACTAAATTGGCCGTTTACTCGTGCTGCTGGTTCTGTTGACGTGATTGCAGGTAAGTCTTTGTACAGCCATGAGAGTATAGCGTCAAATCTTAAATACGTTGACTACGACACAATGTTTCTTCGTCCAAAAAACTATATTGCCAACGGAGACTTTGAGATTGCAGGGGCTGCAAGCATTACTAATTGGACTGCTGTATCCGGTACTCCTGTAGCTAGTTCTAAGTTTGGCAACACTTTGCTGCTTACTAACGCAGAAGCATCCCAAGAAGTAACCGACCTTATTGTGGGCCGGTCTTACATTGTAGTTACGCAAACCAGTGGTGCCACACTCACTCTTGAGATAGGAACCAGTTCAGGTGGATCACAAACTAAATCTGCTACGATCACTATTGCCAGTGGCAACGAAGTGGCTCTTACCGAAACTACGTTTACTGCTACAGCTACTACGCACTACGTAAGCTTTACTGAAGCAGCGGGCAATGCAGCGTTTGTTAAATTGGTAGAACTAAGTGAAGATGTTTTGCCTATTCCCCTCAAGTATTTATCCTATGAAGAGTACAACGATGCGTTTCGTGAGCGTGATACTCGCCCTGACACAGACAGGTTTGCTGATCCAGAATACGTATACACCACCTACAATAATGAAATTGGTCTAACTCCCATTCCAGACACAAGCAATCGAACCTTAGAGTTTGATTACTACGTCGATAATACTGATCTATCTGCGGCAACTGATACATCAATTATTCCTGCGCGATTTGAGACAGTGATAAATGCCCGCGCAAAATATTACACGCACATGTTTCGTTCCGACGTACAAGCTGCACAGTTCTCCTTAAAGGAATACGAGGATGGAATTAAACGTATGCGTATTGAGTTGCTTAATCGGAAGAACTACATGAGGGCTGTATAGAGTGGCTGACCTTAGTGAAACCGCTGCATTTCCGTTTATCTGTGAGGGGGGCTTAGTTGCCAACCGTTCCACATTTATTATGCAGCCGGGACAAGCCCTGCAGCTAGAAAACTTTGAACCCGACATAGAAGGCGGATACAAACGTATTCAAGGATTCCAACGTCACGTACGACATATAGTACCTCAAACATCATCCGCTGACGAAAAGGTGTTGATGGTAACAAGTTTTGAAGATAAAGTACTTGCTGCACGGGGCGAAAAGATTTTTAGCAGTGCGTCTACGTCTCTTGGTAGGGGTGCATCTAGTGCGATTGCTGCTAACACAGCAATGACGGGTTCAGGAACTATTACAGTAATATCAACCACTGGGTTTAGTTCTAGTGGTACCCTTCAAATAAACAACGAGTTGTTTACTTACACTGGGGTAACATCAACTACGTTTACGGGGGTTACTCGCGCTACTGGTGGAACCAGTGCAGCAGCCCACGCTGCTACTTCGGACACTACTAGAACAGTGGTTTCAGAATCGTGGACAGAACGAGACACCGGACGCACTAACGCTGGCAAGTATTCGTTTGAACGGTTTAATTTTGATGGCAACAGTAAGATTGTAGTTGTTGACGGAGTAAACGCCCCAACGGTGTTTAACTCTGCATTGTCTGCAACAGACGTAAGCACCAGTTCTGTTCTTGGTGCATCTATTGTAGCTTCGTACCGTGAACACATGTTTTATGCTGGTATGCCACTTACCGGCAACTCTGGACCACAAGAGTTAATATTTAGTGAGCCGTTTAACGAGGATGGATTTAGTTCAGCGCAGGGTGCGGGCAGCATCAAAGTTGATGATACAATCGTTGGCCTCAAAGTGTTTCGTGACGGTTTGTTTATATTTTGTGAAAACAGGATATTTAAACTTACGGGCAGTTCATTAAGCGATTTTGCTGTCCAGCCTGTGACCAGAGACATTGGATGTATCAATGGTAAGACTATTCAAGAATTTGCCGGTGATCTTTTGTTTCTTGGTCCCGACGGGTTGCGGACAGTTGCGGGTACAGCAAACATTGGTGACGTGGAGTTGGGCACTATAAGTTCAAACGTACAGTCCCTTTTTGATGAAAACATATCCGACGCTACAGTATTTGATTCTGTCGTCATACCAGAAAAGACACAGTACCGTTTGTTTTTTAGTAAGACGGGTAGCTTGGAAAGCAGAACAGAAGGACTAATCTGTGTTCTTAAAAACCAGCAGGGTGGAGGCAAAGGGTACGAGTTTTCTACAATTAAGGGAATCAAGCCGTCTTGTACAGACACCCTAATTGATGCTGGAGACATTCTTGTTTTGCACGGCGGATTTGACGGGTACGTATATCGCCAAGAAGAGGGTACCACGTTCAACGGAACAGCTATCTTAGGCAAGTACCGTAGTCCTGATCTTACAATGAATGATCCCGGCATACGAAAACACATGCAGCGTGTTATTGTAAACTTTAAGCCTGAATCTACCATCGATGCAGACATGTTTGTTCGTTACGACTACGAATCATCAGCATCAGCCCGACCTGCAGCATACCCTCTTGACTCTACTAGCATTGCAGGTATTTACGGGACATCCACTTACGGTACGCCAACATACGGCGGACCTTCACAACCACTGATTAGACAACCTGTAGAGGGATCAGGATTTGCTGTAGCCCTACGAGTAAACGACGGCGGTTCTACCCCCTCTTACTCACTAAAAGGTTTTCAGCTAGAGTACCAACTAGGAGCGAGACGTTAAATGGGCGCATCTTACACACGACAGTCATCGTATGCTGACGGAGACATTATTCAAGCGTCCGACAGTAACAACGAGTTCAATCAGTTACTGGCTGCATTTGCTGCAAGCACTGGACATACACACGATGGCACTGATGCAGAGGGTGGCCCAATCACCAAGCTGCTTGGCAACACACTCACATTTGGTGCAGCTACGGCTGGCACAGACATTACAGTTACATTTGACGGGGAGTCAAACGACGGTGTACTCAAATGGATGGAAGACGAAGATTACTTTGAGTTTTCTGATGACATCCTTGTAGCCAGCACAGAGAAGCTGCAGTTTCGGGATACGGCTATCTATATCCACTCAAGCGCAGATGGGCAGCTTGACCTTATAGCTGACACGGAAATCCAGATTGCTGCCACCACTGTAGATATCAACGGTAACGTAGACATATCGGGCACACTGACAATTGGTGGTGCAGATATCTCTGAAGCAGAACTTGAAATACTCGACGGTGCAACAGTCACCACAGCCGAAATAAACATCATGGATGGTGATACGTCTGCCAGTGCTACTACTGTAGTAGACGCTGACCGTGTTGTCTTCAACGATGCAGGAACTATGAAACAGGTGGCGGTCACAGACTTAGCTGCCTATTTTGATGACGAAATTACGGCGATGCCAAACCTTGTTACCACCGCAGCTACGACTGTGGGGGCACTCAACTCTGGTTCGATCACGTCTGGTTTTGGTACGATTGACACAGGATCGTCAACCATAACAACCACAGGTTTAATTACAGGCGGTTCTCTGGATATTGACGATGTAGTTATCAACGGCACAACAATCGGTCACACGGATGATACCGATTTGCTTACCGTTGCTAGTGGGCTGCTGACTGTGGCAGGTGAAATATCTGTGACTACACTGGATATAGGTGGTACAAATGTAACGTCTACAGCAGCGGAATTAAACATTCTTGATGGTGTAACGTCCACGGCAGCAGAACTAAACATTCTTGATGGTGTAACGTCCACGGCAGCAGAACTAAACATTCTTGATGGTGTTACTGCTACCACTGCAGAGCTTAACTACAGTGACACAGGTGCTGCTGTAGGCACAGTTGTAGCTAGTAAAGTAGTTACAGCAGATGCTAATAAAGACGTAGCCAGCTTCCGTAATATTACTTTAACAGGTGAGTTGGACGCAGGTTCGCTTGACGTATCAGGTGACGCAGACATTGATGGAACCCTAGAAGCAGATGCGATTACGGTTAATGGTACAGCACTAAATACAGTTATTGCAGGAGTAACAGTTGCTAATGCTACTTTGGCAGCAACAACTACCGTTACTGACAGCACAGCTAACACTAACTTCCCTGTTGTGTTCCATGACGAATCAAATGGACTGCTGGATGACACTGGTGCTTTGCGATATAATCCAAGCACAGGCGAACTGTTAGTACCTAAACTTACTGTGGCAGGTACAACGACCACCGTAGATACCGTTACGATGAATGCAGCAAATGCCATTATTTTCGAGGGTGCCACTGCTGACGCTAACGAAACTACACTTACTATTATAGACCCGACGGCGGACCGCACGATTAACCTTCCCGACCAGTCGGGCACAATTCCTTTGCTGGCTGCAGCAAGTAACACAGCCATTACGTCTACCCCTGCCGAACTAAATATCCTTGACGGTGCTACAGTAGTCGTAGGCGAAATCAACGCACTTGATTTGGGTTCAACAGCAGTCGGTAACGCTATTGCATCTAAGGCAGTTATACTAGACTCCAATAAAGACTACACAGGCATTCGCAACTTTACAATTACTGGTGAGTTGGATGCAGGTTCTCTTGACATATCCGGTGATGCAGACATTGACGGTACTTTAGAAGCTGATGCAATCACGTTAGATGGCACAGCGATTACCACAGTAGCTACTCTGTCCACTGGTATATCTAATGGCAATCTGCCTGTGTTTACTAGCGGTGCTGCCGACAATGACTTCTTACGTATTGACGGTACATCCATTGAAGGACGTTCTGCATCAGAGGTGCTGTCGGATATAGCAGCAGCACCAGCGGCAGGAAGTTCTAACATTGTTACAACGGGTGCGATAAACAGTGGCAGCATCACCAGCGGATTCGGTGCTATTGATAATGGATCAAGTGCCATAACAACTACGGGCACAATTACCTTTGGCAGTATATCAGATGGCACAATAACGGCCACAGCATTTGTTGACGAAGACGACATGGCGTCTAACAGTGCAACTCTTATTCCTACACAGCAATCTGTTAAAGCCTACGTTGATAATGAGATAACTGGTGCGGGTGCTATGGCTAGCTTCCAAGTGGAAGATGATGACGGCACAGAAGTTACAATCAACAACGCCAAAGAACTAAAGTTTATCGGTTCAGGAATAACCACTAACTTTACTGACACGTCCACGGGCAATGACGGTGATCCATTTGATCTTACATTTACAGTTGACGCTGCACAGACAGGCATTACCTCTATCTTGGCTACAGACTTAAAGATTGGTGAGGATGACCAGACCAAGATTGACTTTGAGACTGCAGACGAAATACATTTCTATGCGGCTAACGTGGAACAGGTATACTTGGGTGACAACATCTTTGGGCCACAGTCTGACAGTGACGTTGACTTGGGCAGCAGTTCTGTGCGGTGGAAGGATGCGTATGTAGATAGCATCACCGTAACAGGCGAGGTAGACGGTGCTACCCTAGATATATCAGGAAATGCAGATATTGATGGCACCCTTGAAGCTGATGCTATTACAGTGGATGGGACTGCGCTAGATACGTTCATTGGTAACACTCTCACTGCATTCCCTACAAATACGGATGCAGCCTCTAGTGATCTATTAGTCGTATATGATGTAACAGCAAGTAGGTGGGAAAAACAAACTATAGCTAATGCTGCATTGGCAGGACCAACTGGCCCAACAGGACCCACTGGACCCACTGGTCCCACTGGACCTGCTGGCGATGATGGTGGTGCTGGACCCACTGGCCCTGCTGGCCCTGCTGGACCGACTGGTTCTGCTGGCCCTGCTGGCCCTGCTGGACCAACTGGACCGACTGGCCCTACTGGCCCAACTGGATCAACGGGGCCAACCGGACCATCAGGACCGACAGCAGGAAACATTGACGGCAATTTGGTTCTGTACGCCGAAGGCTCAAACAACCACCGTGTGGATGTAAGGCAAGGGTCTGCGAAGGCTTGGCACAGCTATGTTGGCACAGGAACCGTAAGCACAAGTGACAGCTACAATGTCTCAGCATTAGCCGATCTTGGAACAGGGTCTTATCGCACCAGTTTCACAAATTCCACCAGCAATTCAGATTACTCTGTAACAACTTCAGCAAACTTTAATGACTCTCAATGTGACATTGCTGGGGTTGTGAGCAGAGCAACGACAAGTTGTGACACTGATTGTATGCACGATGATGGTGGCGCACGTGACATGGCAGACGTTTACCTTACGCTTCACGGAGACTTAGCGTAATGACTAAGCTGATTGACCGTATCGACTGGGCCAAAAACAACCTCAAGCCACACCGCACTGAATATGTGGTCGTCTACGAAGACGTGGACATGGACTGCGCTGCTGTCTTGCACCCAGACCCTAACTGCATGGCGGCTCTGATGCACGGGGGTATCATGCCCCCAGCATGGGTAAAGTTACAACTCAAGGAAGATGAACAACGTCCAGACTTCACCAGCCACCATGACTTCAACGGCCATTTGTTACACGAAACGGAGCCGATGGGTCCTTTGACCGAAGAGCAAGCCATCGAGTGGCTTGTTCAAGTCGATATCCCAAGACACATCTGGGAAACATGGAATGAAGGCAATAAACCCAAGATGGTGATATGTCGCAAATCACAACTGCCGCCCACAAGAGAGTGGCGCAACGCTTGGCGCATAGCCGCATAAACAGGAGAAAACACAATGACCACGACCTATGTCATCGACAAAGATGGAAATAGTGCAGATGCGTCTGCTGTCACACTACCGTCTGACAGGCACTTCCGGGATGCTTGGAGTTTGTCTGGTGACGTAATTAGTGAAGACCTTGCTATTGCCAAAACTATGATGAAAGAAGAAATTAGGTATGTAAGAAAAGCTTTGTTACAATCTCTTGATACTGATTACATGAGGGCTTTAGAGGCTTCTGCAGATACTTCTAGTATTGTAAGTTCCAAACAAGCCCTTCGTGATGCCCCTGCAACGCAAGCAATAACTGATGCTACCACAATTTCTGAATTAAAAGCCGCTTGGCCTTCGTGTTGCGGTACTAGCCCCTATGAGGATTAAAAATGAGAAATACGTGGCAAATGTGGAGTGCGGGAATATCTGAAGAAACCATTAAAGAAATAGAACAACAAACCGAATCAGTACCACAACAAGAAGCCACCGTATTTGCTGGGGCAAAAAGTATACCGGACGTTAGACGTTCTAACATTAAGTGGCTTACAGGAAACTCTTTTGTTTTAAACATCCTTTGGGCGTATGTACAAGAAGCTAATAGAAATGCTTTTAATGTAGATGTTTGTCAGGTAGCTGACATACAGTATACAGAGTATCATGCTTCTGAAAAAGGACACTACGGATTACACCACGATATAAATTGGGAATCAACTAAAGCATTTGATAGAAAACTATCGGTAACTGTTCAGCTATCTTCCCCAAATGATTATGAGGGTGGAAACTTTTCTTTTACAGAAGTAGAGACTCCTCCGAAGCAGTCTAGAGCCAAAGGAACGGTATTAATATTTCCTAGCTACCTACAGCATCAAGTAACACCCGTGACAAAGGGCGTTAGAAAATCTTTAGTCGCATGGTTTGAAGGTCCAAGATGGAGATAGTAACAGGTTAAATGAAGATGACAATGGAACCCGTACTCAAAACACAAATGGAACTTGAAGCACACGAAAAAGAGTGCGCCATTCGCTATGCTGCTGTGCAGGAAAAGCTAGAGGGTCTAGACAAGCGTATGTGGCGTCTAGAGGCGTTGATTATGGCGTCTACGGTGGGCGTGGTAGCGTTGATTATTACAGTTGTAATGAAGTTAGGGTAGGCGATGTCAGACGATACAGACGACAAAATTGTTAACATCTCTCAGGCGGATAAAGATGTTATAAAGCAGATGGAGGATCAGGCAAAAACCAGTTCTGAACTTCCAACTGGGGCCACGATTGATCCCGAAGATCAAACAGTTCAAACAAACGAGTTGCTCACTACTGCAGGAAAACAGATTGATTCTCCTACTGATGTTACTCAACCTACAGCTATAACTAGCACAGATCAAACTAAACCAACTACGTTTGACGCCGGTACCTTTGACGCAACACAAAAAGCAGGTGAAGTTGGTACGGCAGCGGCTGCAAAGGGCAAAGTATCCGACGAGTCTGTGATGGAAGCTGCACAGGGCACTGTTTCTCCCGAAGCATTAGCTACCGCAGCAACCCAAGAACTTGACCCGAAAGCAACTACTCGCTACCAACTTGCAGAGTTGTTCAAGGGTATTGAAGAGGGTGGCCCTCCCCCTGCGTGGGCTGCACCTGCTGTCCGTAAAGTAACAGCCGTCATGCAGCAACGTGGTTTGGGTGCGTCTTCTATGGCTGCAGCCGCTACGATGCAAGCGATGATGGAGTCTGGTATTCCTATCGCAGCCCAAGACGCACAAAAGTACGCCACTATTCAACTGCAAAACCTGAACAATGAACAACAGGCTGCTTTGCAAAACGCAGCCGCTGTACTGCAGATGGATATGGCTAACCTTAACAACAGACAACAGGCTGCAGTAAACAACGCCAAAGCGTTTCTTTCTATGGACATGCAAGACGTAACAAACGAACAGCAGTCCAACAACCTGACCTACCAGTCCAAGCTACAAGCGTTGCTGTCCGACCAAGCTGCCGACAACGCAGCCAAACAATTCAACGCAAAGTCAGAAAACGAAATCAACACGTTTTTTGCAGAGATGGGTGCGTCGATTGAAGCGTCAAACATCAACCGTGACATAGCTGTTAAGCAGTTTAACTCAAACCAAAAGGTTGCAATCGCACAGTTTAATTCTCAAATGGACGTTGCGGCAGACCAATTCAACGCAAATATGCGCCTTGAAATAGATCAAAGCAACGCCGTGTGGCGGCGCACAGTAAACACTCGTAACACTGCTGCACAAAACGAAGCAAACAGACAAAATGCACTGAACTTGTTGGGTATTCAACAAAACGCACTAAACAACTTGTGGCAAAGGTATCGTGACAAGGCTGCGTGGACAATGAAAATATCAGAAAACGCAAAGGACCGCGCACACAATGCTGCCATGCAGTCTGCAGCGATTGCTGCTAATGCAGATGCGTACGACACGAAGTATGATAACTACTTAAAACACGAAATAATTGATAAGATCTGGGGATAACAAATGAGTTGGCTTTCTAAACTTGTAGGCGGTAAAACATTGAAAATTGCAGCAATTGCTGCTGCAGGATATGCAGGTAGAGAGTATATATTTGGAAATCAAATAGGGTCTGTATACGACACTGCAACAGGAAAATACATACCGGGGGGTTACTCCGGAGGTAACTTTGCGGCTAAGACTTTTAATTACTTGGGTGTTACGCCGTTTTCTGAAACTAAGATTGGTTCATTTTTACAGCCACTTACCAGTAAGTATACTCCGGGACTTACTTTAGATCCCGTAGGGGATGCGGTAGCTGCAGGAGCAAGGGCTTTAACTGCTCAACAAAGATTTGATGCTATGCCCACTGCTGGGGGAATACAAGCTTCAGGAGTTCGTTCAGACACTAATTTTCAAGCGGGACAAGCTGGCAAGTTTCCAATCGGTAATAATGGGCAAGTTGGTACTGCTCTAGGCAGTGAGGCCATGAGACAATATCTTGCAAAACAAGTACGTATGATGGGCCTTCCTGTAGCTTCAGGGTTACCTACCGGTTCTTCTGTGTCAACGGCAGGATTAGCCGCTACTACAAGTGCAAAACGTAGGCAGTACAAAGGACTCGTAAGCTGATGATGGATAAAATTACAGCACTTGCTGTACCTCCGGGAAACTCTCTTACAGATGCTCCCGGCAAATGGCAGTGGGAGCAACCACCCCGGTTTCCAAATCCGGATGACGCTGTTGATTACGCTGTAGAGATGATGACAAACGGCCCTGTTCGTGACGACATGTTGAAAATGATGTTGGCTGGAATTACTGTGGAGGAGCTAGTTGAACAGCTTTCCTTTAAAGGATTTATGGCAGGAGCGTTTACACCTGACGTGGCAGAAATTATCAAGCCCGCGCTAGGAATTACTCTTGTTGACATGGCATTACAAGAGGGGTTTGAACCTCAAATGTTTGTTGACGAAAAACCAGTGGAAGGACAAGTAGAGGATTCTACGTTCTTTGAGATTGCAAAGGATAGAAACCCAGAGTTGTATGACGCCATGAACGAGATGATAAACAAAGAACAGCGTATGGCTAGTTCGAATGATGAGAGAGCTACCGTTACTTATCCTCAACAAAAACCATCTTCTGAGTCATTTCTTAACGTGCCCACAGAAAAGGTAGAGTAGTATGTCAGCTATATTAGAAATAGGACTTGCACTTGCAGGAGATTATAGGCAGAAAAAAGACCAAAAAGCTGCCGCTAATTTAGCCCAACAAGAGGCAATTCAAGCCATACGAGAACAAGAAGCTGCCATAGATCTAAAAAGACAAGAGGCTTCTTTTGACTTACAAAAACAAAGTGCTTTAAAGACGCAAGATGAAGCCATAGCAATTCGTAAAGAAGAGAGGGACGACCTTAGAAAGACTCGTGAGTTAAAAGTACACACAATTATGTGGGGAAAGGGAAACCAAATTAAATCTGTTACGTACGGTCCCGCACAATTACAATTACCTCCCGGAGAGGGATGGACTCAGTTAGCCACTTCTATTGGAGTTGAGCCGGGATCAACAGGGCAACCCTTCTTAAAAAATACAGACTATCTAGAAGATATTCCTAAACCGTTGTACAACGTACGCGGGACACCTATGACTGCAGATGAAGCTACAGCAGACGCATCAAGGCGGTTAAGCCCTGAAGCCATGCTGCTATTCGATCCCGGTATTTCTATCGGTGAGCGGACTAGGAAGAATGGTAACAGAATCTTCAACGATGAGGAGTACAAGCGTGTAGCAGGGTCTTTGCAAAAGACTGTTTTATCTGTTGTAAACGAGAATAATGAAATTACTACTGGAACTCTAGCTCAAGTTAGACCTATAGCTGAAGCTACAGGAAATGATATTATGGAGGTAACAACAGAGGTAGACAGTAGAGGCACTCCTCTAGGTCCATCCTCATCTAAGAAATTTAGCGGAGTTCCAGATCCTAACCGTCAAGAAATTAACATAGTCTATGATGCGTGGATTCCAACAAAGAGCGGAGGAACAACGCAATTAAGTAACGTGACGGAAGATGAACTCGACACGGCTCTTGCAAAAAGAGGACTCGTTCGGAGTGATGTAGCGTTCGAAGCACAAAAAATTACAACAGATAAGTACACTAACGAGGTGCTTGGCATCGACGTATTCGAACGATACACACCAAAAGATGTGACATTTGAAAAAAGCGCAGTTGACGTGCTATTTCCTGACGGATCATTTTTGTCTGACATAAGCCCTACAGATCTTGCCGCGCATTTACAGGTAAGAAGTTTAACCGAAAATCAAGTCACCGTTATCCCTAAAACACTAAAGTTTTTAAACGGTGAACCTAGTAGCACTATATCTGGCGATATAAGGTATCCAAGCGGAATTGTTCACTTCGGTTTTGTAACTGAAAATGGTGAGCGTAAAAGAGTGCAAGCGGAAAGTCCTGCAGCACTCAAGCTTATGTTTCAAAATAATTCTACGTACGAATACGGAGGGTCTGAAGAGGGAGCAGGTGCTGAAAGGAAAACAACTCCAGCAGATGCTCGTACTGACGTTTTGTACTTTGGTCCTAATCTTCCCACGGAGGGTGCGCTAGGAAGCACACTGACTCAAGACGAAAAACGTGTCGCCCTCTCGTCAAGGGAAGTTAAAGTAGATCCCGTAACTCGTGAAATCATAGACACTGGAGATCGAAAGAATACTGAATTCGCTTTACTGCGTAGTAAAATGAACGTGCCTTTTTTACTAGAAGGAACAGAAGTTCTTCTTGGGGCACCTAGTGACTTAGACATGCCTGTGCAGTTAGCACGAATGAACCTTAAACTTCAAGGATCAAACCTTCAGCAGCTTATAGACAACAATCAATCAGAAGACTACATAAATGCGTTTGGTCCGTTAATTTATGGGCATGTATCAAGCATGGAAGCTCAAAGCAAGATGGACACTGGAGTAAGTATTTTGGCTGGTAAAAGCGTCACTAAATACACTCTTGATATGTATCCAAACTTTGCAAAAATCCCCGGAATGAAAAAGTATCTGTTCAATATAGAACGACAAAAAATAGGCTCATCAATAGAAAGTATTACCGAACAATTAGGTGAAAATGCAAACCACGGAGAAATTCCTATTGTTGCGGAAACAAGCACAAATCCAGCCACTATGGATGATGACAACAACGCACCAACTCCCACTCACAACGGGGCACAGTCTCTTGTGATAGGATGCAATGTGCCCGGACAATATGGTGAGTTTTGTAAAAAACGCTTGATACCCATAATGAACGCTGTAAATTCTGGAGTAGCAGAAGAAAACAAAAGCAAGTTAAATCTACTCAACTTGATGAATAAAGAGTTTGGTCCGGACGGTAGGCCCGTAACACAAATAAATGAGAATGGGGATGCAATCGTTCAGATTAAGCCAGTGCAACCCTTAGTTGATAAGCTGATGAGTTTTGACAGCGAAGTTCTAGGGACGGATGAAACATCAGGAGCTAAAATTACATATCTTACCCGGTTTATAGATGCTGCAAACGGCAAGACAACAAATGCAACTGATTTTGAATACATGTCTAGCTACGTTACGGCTGCTGGTAGTTTAAATGACGCGGTGATAGGTGTTGTTCCGTTTATAACCAGCATACAAAGCACACAGCTAGATGGCACGACTTTTGTTCCTCCGGCACTAAGAGATGCCGCAAAACGAAACGGCATTGGTGAGTTTAGCACCAACATTGCAGACAGAAATTTTGTTGCACTAAGCGCAAAACAACTCAGCGCAAACAAGGTTATCGACTACTCCGGTATGTTAATTAATTCTTTGTACGATGCGGAAACGGGAACATATCGCGCATCCACTGGAGTGGGTGAACTAGAATTGACTGTACGAGGGCTGTTCTATTTGAGAGATGAAGCAGTATCTAGAGTTTCTGGATTCTTAAAAAATGGAAATGCTTCTGGAATAGCTAACACAATAAAGGACAACATCAATGAATACAAGGCCCGCATCCTAGAAGAAGCACGTGAAGTAAACCCAGCAGCATTTAACGAAGAAAACGCCCAAGCTCAAGCTGAAATTAACAAAATTATTGATGATATTGCTGAAGAAGCAGCAACAGCAGACACCGAAACAAAAAGATTGTATGCTGTTCGTCAGCTATACATCGTATCTCTTGCGTATGAACTGTCCGCAACGATGCAGGGTGGAACAGGAGGTCGTACGATATCTGACCAAGACGTTGCCATCATACTCAGTGCCCTTCGTCAAAAGTTTACGGCATCTCCTGAGTCACAGGTTGCTGTCCTAGAGGAAGTACGACGCATTGCTAGGGACATCAACACTGACATGGGTTTTCAAATGTCTCAAGATGAACAAACAGCAGCAGCGTACTACTTTGTAAAAGGTTTGTCCGCCGTTAACAATGATCCTCGCGGGTTCCACAAAACAATAACGGCATCATCTGTTGCGGCTAGAATTAGAGGCAGCAGACCCGGAGGAAACGTGGATGATACAGGAATACTCAACACGATTAACCTGCAAAACGGAACTAATTACCAAAGTCTAGACGAAGTTCCTAGTGATATTATAGACGCAGCCCGTGGGTCCATCGGTTAACAGGAAAATTTTATGGTAGATATCTTAAACTCCGCAAATCAAAACCTTCCACAACCTCCTCAACCAGAGGAGGAGAATACAGCGACTACTATTGAAGAGTACGCTGGGGAGGAGCAACTTGATTTACCAAAGCCTTTGCCGCTGACTGATCCAAACCCTGAAGAACTAGCCACGTCAGAGTACCGTCTTCCCGGACAGATGACAGGATTGGGATACCTTCCAGTCAGTCTAGAAAAGAAACCTCCCCTCTCTCCCGCGTTGACAGGAGAAGTTACAAAAACACTCCAAGACATGCCGTTCACTGGGGCTGGATTTACTACTCAACGTGAAAACGTAATAGACAAAAGCAAAGTACAAAATATTGTAACAGTCAAAGAAGCGTACGATGCTGCTGGAATATCCCAAGAAGTATACGAAAAAAAGGTGATGAACGCCTCTGGATTTTTGGCTAGGGATACTACGGTAGCTCCAGATGCTGATGGTAACTACCCCATGAAAAGGTTTTCGTTTGCTCCGCTTGGTCCTGCTTCTTTTGCAGAACGAGAAAAACTTTTGAACAGCGGTCAAGCTTTGAGTCTAGAATACACAGCTACAAGTGGTACGGGGGAGCCTATACGTTCTACCGTAGCTATTCCGTTTGATAAAATTACAGAACAGTGGACTAAGCAGCCAGAAGAATTAGACTTGTTTTTTGAACAAGACTTACCTTTTATTGAAAAAGACAGTGGTTTACCTGACATTTTTGTGTCACGAGGAAGCAACAAAGAAACTCTCGACGCTGCGTTTGCAATGAAGTTTGTTGAATATTTTAGAAAACAAGGCATGAGCGAACGTAACATTGCAGGGGTACTCAAGCACCGCATATCCTTGAAACAACTTGTTCCCGCCCTAGAGGGCACTCCGTTTGGGTCAGCCATTGCATACGGGGACAAGAGTTTACTTGTAGGTTCAGCCACAGAAGCTTTACGCTTTGGTGCGGATGCTGTTACTTGGATGGTAGGCGAAGGATTTGAAGCCCTAACTCTGTGGAACGCCCAACTAAATTTAGAAGGCATAGGAGGATACAATCTTAGTACACCGCAGGGAAGAGAAGCTTTGTATGATCGGTGGTTGCCCCGTCAAGCTGGCATAATACAGGATCATTATGACTCAGTAGGCTTAGACGTTACATACGCCCACGCTGAACAACTGTCTAGATTTTTTTCTAGTCCCACCACTGCTCTTGCTACCATTGCCATACAAGAAAAAGCTGCAGGTACACTAAGTAGATTTGTAATAGGCTTACGTGGTGCAAAAGAACAACAAAGATTTAAGATATTTGCAAATGATATGCAAAAGAAATACAAGGATATCACCCCTGAAGATATTATTATGCGGTATAAGGCAAAAAGAAAACAAGAAGTAGATACACCTCTTGGGTCTTTTTCTGTAAAGAGCGACGTGATACACGACAAAATTTTAAAAGTTCCTTTGCTTGGAGTACAACGGGGAATAGCAGGAGCCGTAGATCTTGCTGCTAAACCTATAGCTGCTATAAACGGCTTTCGAACTACAAGCGCATTGAAGGCCGGGTTCCAATTAGAAGACGCCGCGTTACAGGTTGGAAAGCGTAACGAAGTAAATAGTTTTATAAGATACCGCAATTCAAAAAGAAGAGAACGTATGGCTCTTCGCAACAAGATTGATCAAAGCGGAAAACCAGCTTCAATACAAGATCAAGAGAGACTTGATGAACTGACACGACAGATAGACAGAAGCAGGGATGAACTCCGTAAAATTACAGCACTATCTGAAGTACCTGCGTTTATGCGAACTAGCACGAGTCTAGACGCCTCTATTATTTTAGGAGGTGCTGCAGGTAATATCATAGGCCAAAACTACGGTGGTGATGCTATGCTGTGGGAGTTTATAGGTAGCATGACAGGCATGGGTTTGTACGGCATGAGCAACGCAGGATCTGCTTTTATATTCGTAAAGGATATGCTTAGAGGAAGAAAAGATCTTGGAGTAGGTTCAGGAGACTTCATGGCCCTCATAAATGCAGTTCGTCTGGGCAAAAACATGAGAGGCATGGATGAAGATTTTGTGGCTGGAGTCATGGCCCGTGTTGAGTACTTCGATGGTTTATCTCAAGAGCTAGTGGGTAAGGGAGTGCCTTCTCAACTAACAATGAAATCAGCAGCAGGTATAATGAAGCTGTCCATACTGCAGACCTTAGAAGAGGGTATGCGTATGAATTTAGACGCTCCCGGAACAGCGCAGTTTAGTGATGCAATGGCAGAATTGCAAAATATTAAAAACGCCTCTGGGGAATTGGTTGCGGAACTCCGTATCTTGTTTGAGCGTTTGGGACAAAATGCAGAGGCTAGAACAGAGGGATCAGGAGTTAAAAAGCTATACGATACTATTGAAGCTGCACTGGAAAACGCAAACGCAAAAAACATGCAGTTGGAGGCCGACTTAGATTTCTTACAATCTAATGGGGAAGAGATAGCTAAAGCTATAATTACGGGCACTGAAGATGGTTTAGCACATAGCATGTCTGAAAACGCATACAAAAATATGCCTGATGTTATCTCCCGTTTAAAAGGAGAAAATATAACCTTTATCAATCCTCAAGATGCTTCAGCTATGAGAGAGCGTATCATCACTACGTCAAACTCTTTTGCAGCAGAAATAACCGCTAAACTTACAGGCACAATACGAGACATTTTACCATCAGCGTACAGGACAAAAACAACAGCAGGGGATATTTTTACAGACGCAAAAACACAAAAAGCTTTGCCTCTTTATGAAAAGCCCCACGATTTGTTTGCACTGGGCGTAGAAAATGCGTACTCGACAGCGCACCAACAAGCAGCACTACCATACAAAGAATTGAATGGACAAGTGTTTAAGTTATCACCGGGGCCAAGCGGACAAAGAGTAACTGGGGTAGCTACCGCTGACGGAGGTAATCTCCTTGATCAAATCTTCATTGCGCTAGGTAAAGATACAAACCTAGAGCTACTAAAGGCTATGAGTCCTGACGCAGTAAACGCTAGTAAAATGAACAAACTTGTAGGCACGTTGAACAATTCTGCAAAGGGTGTGTTGATTAATTTAGCAGCAAAACGAGGCGTAGAAGTAGAAGATTTTATAGAGTCCGTGCAAGCTCGTGCTGGAGATAATCTCGCAAAGAATGTGCCCCTAGAATTAGCCGTTGTAAAATTTATGCGTGATGAAAACCTAGCAAAAGGAAGAGACGTAGAAGTGTTTCCGCTAGATTTTCTACAGATAAAAGAAGCTAAAGAGGGGCTTGGACAACTTGCATTTCGTGCAGGTAAAGCGGGTAATACTGCAGCAGAGTCCGACTACTACAAGCTTCAAACAGCTACAGAAGAAACACTCAACAACTTCAGTGTAACAAGTGAAGACGGAACACGCATGAAAGTATTCGATTTATTTGCTACCGTAACCACGCCTGATGGGCGCAAGGTTGAAGTGCCTGTTCGTGAGGCTCTAAGAATTGCAGACGCAGGATGGTCAGAATTTAACAACAGGTTTAGAAACGGCAACCCCTTAATATCAAAGTGGATGGGGACTGATACTTTTAAGGGAGAACCAAGAGTTTTTCGTACTCCTAGTCCTGATCATCCCGGATCTATGACGTATGGCGACAATCCTCCGATAACTTGGCTAGACGTACAAACATGGTCATCCAAAAATTCTGGAGATGCAACCAAAGACTTTGGATTTTTAAAAGAGGCGATGGGCACATTACAAGAAGATGGAACCCGTAAAATTGATCTACGCACTGAGGATGGAAAGTTTGTAAAAGAGTCCCTTGCAGCCACGTACAGGGAATGGTTGTTGGGACAAATAGAAAATGGTCAGATGACCTTCAAACAGTTTGATCAGCTATCAACTAGATATGAACAAATATTTACGGGAATAGATGAGGCTGGAAATGAAGTGCCTCTGCTAGACACCAAACGTATATTTAGGGAGTTTACAGATATTTATGAAGAGTCTGTAGGTGAGCTTGCATTTAACGACGCACAAAAACAGTACAAGAAAGTAGCGGAAGAAAATGCAAAAGAAGTAACCCGGCAGGTATCTTTGGTCAAAAGAGGTGTACAAACTTCCGTAGATTTCTTGCAAAGATTTAGCCCAGAAAACATAGATGCAAGAAAGGCAGCTAGTGTTCTCATAGAGGGTGGTCCTGAAAGAATTGCTGTTCTTAAAAAACATCTAAAAGAAACTGCCAAGATGTCCGACGAAGAAGTAACGGAAGTTCTTCGCGCTGTAATAACTGACGCTATGGAGAACGCTGCTTTTACTCCTACAGGCACGTTCACTGCTAATACAGGAGCAAAAGGTATTACGGGAGCAACTCGTCTAACACCAGACTACGATTTAAATCTTCCTGAATTACGTAAGCTACTGGGGCTGGACAATCGTGACGTTGCACAAGCTGTGGAAGAAGCAGTGGGAGCAGACGCATACAAAACATACATGTCTGTGTTAGCATTTTTATCTGAAGAGCAAACCAAATTAGATAACCGCATCAGATTTACTGGCATACCTCGTAGTTTCTCAGTCGAAAGTTACATCAGTCGCTTTTACGCAATCAATAGAGGTGTAGTTAGCTTTAGGTATGTGGGAACTGAGGCTGTGTTACAACAAATGCGAAACAGAAATATGTCCATACTAACCCAAATTATACAAAATCCTAAAGTGGGTGAGTATTTTATGGAGATGGTTAGGACGGGCAAGCCTCTTCCATTTGAAAAAGAAAAACAGTTGTTTCAAATGCTCACTGTTGGTTTAGAAAGATACAACGCCACAAAACAACCTGAACCCGTAAGAATCCGTACTGACACAGGACACGAATTTACAATGGGCGCACCTACAGACGCTTTAAGAGTAGGTAGAACCGTAAGATCACGACAACAACTTTTAGAGATACAGGATAATCAACAGTCGGATGCACAAAGACTATTTGGAGCAGGTATGCCGATACAACCTCAAGGAGCAAACTAATGAAAACTTACACTAACGGCCAGCGCAAGGGCATGATGTACGGTGGTGCTGCAAAGCGCAAGCCAATGATGTACGGCGGCATGACAACCAAAAAGAAACCCCGCAAGAAGGCTCAAGCGGGGGGCATGATGACTAGCACAATGACACAAAACGAACGTCAGAACAAGCGCATGAATATGAATCCCATGATGCCAATGATGGCTGGCGGAGGCAAGCTGAAAATGGTAAAGAACAAAGCCGGTGATATGGTTCCGTTTTACGCCGCAGACGGCAAAGGCAAAAGCTAAACGTACTTCGTTGACTTCTCCATAGCTTCATCTGACCAAAACTTCAAGTAACGCAACAGGGATGCTATTGAGTGCGAACCATCGTACTCTGGCATCCCCTTGTTCATTACACCCTCAAACTCTTCAGGCTTTACTGATTCACTAAGCAACTCGACCTTTCCGTTGGGAAGTAGGTTTGCTTCGAACTTAAACAGTGACGCTTTGTTTGACATCAGACAACTCACTAATAGGTAGATTATAACAATCGGCCTTAAACGTGAAACCGTTTGTGGGATCAATGTCGCCCCGTTTGTACTTTGTTGCCCTTGTGTAGAAGTCTGATTTAGGTATTGATCCCAATATCCACGCACGAGACGTGTCAGTAAGAATACGAACAAAAACATAACTGTCGCAGTTTTGGTTGGTCCCGTGTGCAGCCACCGAACAATCGTAGTGTGGAAAGGGGCGGGTGTTGCAGCGTTTTGTCTTTACGTCAATACGCTCCCCGTCCCTCACCAAATCGTAGTCGTAGGTGTTAGACTCGTCCGCACCCATAATGTCGGCTACAATTATCTCGCCTATTGCACCCACCACATGACTCAAGCTGCCTGTGATGCTGCCCTGTAGATTACCTACAGTGGCGGCTTTCTTTTTTGCGCGACTAATTATACTAGGCGTTATCTTCACTTGTATCATCTGTCTCTTCCAAAGATTTAACAAGAGTGCCCTTGAACATAGTAAGTGCAGCTTGTGCCTGTGCAACTCTCATGTTTAAGCTGCGTATGTTGTTTGTTACTTCTTGTATTTGCACAAGTAAGTACCTCTGGGTATTATCCAAGTCACTTAGTAGATATTCTTTGTCGTTGATAGTTACTACAGATTCTTCTTTATCTGTCATCTTCTTCGCTCTCCTGTAAAAATAAAAGCACTGCGTCTGCTTCTGGAATTTTAAACCACTCACCCTTACGGGCTTCTGCATTATCTTCAAAAATTCTGTGCATTACAAGTTCTTTTTCATGTTTGTTGTCTGTGTGTATTTGGGCAAGTATAGTGTAGTCCCTATGAGGGGAGGATGTTTGATACGTATTTAATCTGTCGTCTGCAAAACTAGCCTTACCAATTTTAACCCAGCCTTCCCACGCAGGATTGACTATAGCGTACACATCTCCTTCAAGCGTTTTATCTATCTTTTCATGTGACCACGCATGACTAAGGGATTTGTAGTTTCCGGGTTTGTGTAGGGGATGTTTTTTTGATATTTCTTTACCATTAACGTACATCCTGTTTGCATCTCTTTTACGAACAGAATCAGGGTTATCCTTGTAATACATAGGATTTCCTGTGTATGGATTAGGAGCGAATCTTTTGTTCATCCTTTTCTTTCACTTTCTGCCACTCATCCCACTGTTCCGACTTGCGTGGAGGATTGTAGATAATATAATCTACTCCCCGCTTCCACACAAGTAGTTTATTTTGTTTAGGCTGCATTGAGGTCTACCACTTCACACACCCCAGCAGTACACGCTAACTCCCGCGAACCTGTTGTATTGTCCTCACGTTCAAAGTCCGTAAGCCGTGACCAGTCAAGATTGACGTATGTCATACGATCTTTCCACTCAAGATATTCATCCGGTTCTATGTCTTGGTATGGTGCCTGTTGGTATGTGTGATCACTAAACGGAAGAAATGACACACCAGATGCCACGTCAAAGTTCTCGTACACCCACGCACCAACTTCCATCCACTCATCTTCTTTGACAGTAACAGTGATAGACGGTTTGTGTTCACACCAGTGCAGTGCGTATGTTTTCCACAACTCTAGCTGGTTGACAGCACTCATGTCTGTACGTGTCACTGCCCCCTGTGGTGACTGCATAGGAAAAGAAAACACGATAACGGAATCAGGCTTAGTTACGTCACGTTCTGCAGGTACACCAGAGTCTATAAGGAACTGGGTAAGCGGGTCTTTGGAGTCTCCGCGCACCGTACGCACGTAGTGTTTATTGTGACGAGCGTGTATACCACTAGCAGCGTCAACAAGCTGTGAGACGGTCCCAGATGGCTTTACGCAAGTAATAGCAGCGGACTGTGGTATGCCCAAAGTCTTGGCGTACACTTCGTTTGTTTCGACTGCAGTGTCACGCATCTCTTCTAACCACCGCTTACTGTCCACATTCTTTGACAAAACAGAGTGATCCATAATACCGGTAAGTGAAACACCAAGCAGACGTTCTTCTTCTGTGTTGTCCTTCCACACTTTGCGAAGGTATTTAAAATCAGTCAGGGTAGACTGTATAGTCCCCAAGATGGTTGCCAAACGAACTTTGCGCTTGAGGGTTTGCAGGGTATCGTGTTCCCGAACCACCACCTCTGACAAGTTACAGAACTGATACGGGCGCAGTATAATTTCACTGCAGGGGTTTGTACCAAAATCAATATAGCTTGACTTATCTCTGTGTGGGTGCATGGTATAATGTGAATCTGAATCATCAAGTAATGGTTTGTCGTGCAGTTTTCTACGACCATTTTTTGCAGCTTGTTTAATAGCCGCTTCACGATTAAAGATGCCACGCTCCCCAGACTTGCTATCGTAAAGGGACAACCACTCACGCATAAACGTACCCATTTCTGGTTTGGTTTTGTACGCTACAGAGTTGTTGGCTAGGGCACGTTGCCCCTCGTGTTCCCACCACTGACCGGACTTAGCGTGTGCCATTTGGTCGTCGTTTAAATTAGACAGACTGATGAGTGCGCTGCGGCGTACACCCCCAACGACCACTACTTCTCCTACTTTACACATAAGATCGTGACACTCTATTGGATACAGCTTACGTCCTTTTGCCTTTTTAAATGTGTCGATAGTGAAGTTGAACAGATCGACAAGAGGCTGCGGCCCAGAGGCACGTCCACCCATAACCTTTAGTCGTGCCCCTGCAGGACGGATGCCGTCTACGTTATACTGTGGTATTTGCCCAGCGTACAACAGCGCAATCAATTCTCTGTAAGCCTTCGCCCATCCCGGCTTGCTGTCAGCTACGTTTATTTCTGTGTTAGACTTACTAAAGTTGTCTGATACAACAGGCAGCTTCTCTACGTTTTCACGCTCAACAGAAAAGCCCACACCCGTGCCGCACATAAGAATGTACATGCACTCGTCAAACGAACGAGGACTGTCTACTGGTATGTAACTGCAGTTGTACCCACAGATGTTGTCTCGCGCTAAAGCGGGTCCAGCGGTCATCATAGCCCGCATGGATGGCATAATTTCCAAGTTCAACACAGCTTCGCGCAAGTCTTCTGTGTCTTCATCAGACAAGTCGTAGTCAAACTTGTCTTTGAGGTGAGACACCATGTAACTAATGTATCGGTCTACAGTTTCATCGTAGTTCTCACGACGACCTTCGTCTTCGATCCAACGGGCGTAACGTGACTTGTGTATGAATTCTTGGTAGGGAGTGGGCAGTAAATTATTCATTGTCTGTTCCTTCTTTTTGATTTGGATAATATACATAGACTACAGAATTACAGTGTGGGCAGTGCAGGTTAGTAACCATAACGTAGTCCTCTTCTTCTAGATCGTGATCACCGCCCCATATCAATTCGTGATTGCAGTGCCAACAATTCATGTTTTTGTTTCAATCAATCTGTCGAGGTAAAACTGCGCTTTTTTGAGGTCTTCAAGCCCGTTTTTGTATCTGTATCTCCAGAGATACTTGAGGATGTTTCCTTGCAGGTAGTGTTCAAAACCGTCGCCTGTCGCCGCCGCGATTGCATCAAGGCATTCGATACCTGCTTGATTGTAGTGTAGCGGGTGATTGACGTTATCATTGGCTTGCCCTGCTTTCTTCATGTATTCCTCATGTCTCACCGGTCATCTCCGTCACCGCGTATCGTACCCATAACTTTACGGGATTGTAACTTGTATACGTTCATCTCTGCAATTTGCTGTAACGAGTATCCTAAGTCATCCGCAAGAACGGCGCAATACCAAAGTACGTCACCCAATTCTTTTGCAATTTGATTGTAATACTCCGCATCATTACGTCCGTCACGGATGGTCTTCTTCACCTTGTCAGCAACTTCACCGGCCTCTCCCGCTAGACCCAGCGCAGGGTACACAATCTTAGCGTTCTCAGGATATATGGCGGTTTCTTTTGCTTGCCGCTGATAGTTGTTCAAGTTCCAGTTGTTCTTAATCATTGCACCTTACCAAAGTCTATCTTGACTATGTTGGTTCCTTCTTCATGCTTTACTGTGGGGCCGTCATCATCTTTAGTCAGACTTTCCTTGACATGATCAAACGCCAGCCGTGCCATACCTGCTTGCATTACTCGCTCAAAGTCAGACTCAAGCAACTCCATGACGCCGTTGATTACAACCGTACCAGCCTCGTAAAACTCTTCGTCTTCTTCGGCAGTGGTATCGTACGCAGAGATGGAAAAGCTTTCTTCATCCACCTTACGCAAGATAACATACCATCTATCGGGCAGCAGACTCGCCCGTTCAAAGTCACGCTCATCAATCGCCATTCTTCAACCACTCCTCTGGTATGCTACCTTCAGCCCATCTGAAATTGTAGCGTTCAGCCCACCTAGCATACGTGGTCTTGCTGCCTCTGTAAATCTTGTTTTGTGCGTTTTGGAAAACAAACCGTATGTCTAGATCAGGATGCTGTTCTTTGATTAGCTGCATCTTTACTCTGTCTGTTTTGTCAAGGTAGCCTTTTGCTTCGACAAAAATATCCTGATCTACAAGGTAGAAGTCAGGAGTGTATGTGCGTGGCTTTGGTATGTACGTTAGCTTGACGTTTTCGTATTCGTAGGGCACTGCCTTGTTACCCAATGAACGGGCAATGCCCAATTCAAAGTTAGAACGAAAGCCCGCCTTACTAGCAGAACTTCGTTTCATATTTGCATTCCTACTGACCCCATTCTTTTTATCACGTACCCTGCCACTTTTGGGGAAAGTTTTTCTATTGTGGTAAGTTCGTTTGTCAGATGATTCAGTGGAACGCATACAATAACTCCGGATTGAGACAATCTTCCTATCTTTTGTAGTTCAGATTCAACGGTAGTTATATCACGCTTCTCTGTGTTGGAAGATAGGTCACCCATGTTGGAGTAATTATCCCGCAACGTCAGCGGAAGCCCTCGTTCGTTTTGTCGTAGGTATACTATTTTACGCTCACCACCACCGCCCCTGTGGGCTTCAACGTATATGTGATGGAGTCCTTTGTTCATCTCCATCAACTCAACTTCGTAGTCACGCACAAACAAGTACGGCATATCACAGTTCCTTTGTTTTGAGGCGTGTGTACCAGACTTGTGGTGGCGACTTGGCTTGAGATGTTACACGGGCGTGTAGTTGTGCGTTTGGCCAGCAGTGCTGCCGGTATCCACACAGGTTGCACTCTTTTGCTAACACCTTGTTTCCAGTACGCAAAGTCTCACCCTTGCGTCTGTATGTTTCAAACTCATCGGAGTATGGCCGGAATGGTTCCACCTTTGGGTCTGTCAAAAACTTGACACGCTCTTCTGCGTCAGCCAAATATTTGGCACGGTCCTCATCTTGCCAGTCAGGAGCCTCAACCACGGCTACCTCACCACTAGACTTGTTGACTACAATCCACCCACCAAACGGCATACCAGTGGCGGCAGAGTACAAGTAACCCTGCATAACGTAGCCAAACGGATCGTCTTCTTTTAATCCATCGTAGCCACCGAACCCAGTGAATTTGTTTTTGAATGCCCAGTCGCTTGCAGACTTGATGTCCCACACTTTCTCTGTGCCGGTTTCATCTCGTATGATTACGTCAAGCGTTCCCTTGATAGTATGTCCACCCAGCTTTAGTTCAACCTCTCGCTGAGAGTCCACGATGTCCACACCGGCTTCTTTCATCACCAGCATGAGTATGGCTTCCGTTATATCCCCAAACAAAAAACGAAACAGTGTGTTGTACTGCATCGACTCTTTTATGCCGTGCTTGTCTAACACCTGCTGACACAGGGGCCGTCCCAAACCAGACATACGGATACGGTACTCACCACGCTTGTCGGTAAGCTGCCGCTCCACAGAATACTTTGTGTCGTTTACAAATTCAGAAAGACCTGCGGGGGAAACGCTAGTCTCCCCCCGCAAAGCCTTAGACATATAGTCTTGAATGTTAAGCAGCGTCAGCATCAGCAAAGTCTGCCGCCAGATCAATGTCTGCATCATCTGACATAAGTTTCAATGCTTCACGATGTCCGTTCATAACATTTTCGTTGTGACCCTTGACCGTTTCCGCAAAGGTGCCCATCAACTCTTTGTCCGCATCTGTGATAGGTACAGTGCTTTCAAAGGTTGGCATAGGCGTCCAATACGTAACGCTGCCCTTCTTTTGCTTGTTTGTACGCAGAAGGATAGATGTATGTGCCATCAACTTGTTCTGCTTCGTCAAACCCTGAATGAAGTCAGAGATTGGTTTGAAACCAGAACGCTTGAAGTATGCAATGACAGGCTCGTCTGAGACAATACAAGGAGTTCCGTCCGCCTCAGTGAATTCACCACTGATACGTCCGTAGATTACCTGATTACATACCACCGCACGGGAGGTTAGATAACGATGGTCATCCTTATCTAGTGCGTCTTCTTCGTCACGAGTCAGACGACCACACTTGTTGCCGCCCTGCGTGTCGGGGAACATTCCCCCAAAGGATGTCTTCTGTACTGACTTACAGGAGAATCCACCCTTGCCTTCGTTTGCCTCTGCATCCCACATACTGTACTCGTAGGTACGCAGCAGCGCACGTAGCTTTACCTCTTTTGCAAAGATAAAGCGTCCGTCAAGATACATCTTCCAGTCACCCCGTGTGAGGTTGTGACCATCGTCTGTCTCTTGATCGTAGTTAATGTTAAGACGAGGCAGTCCTACCTTCTCTGTCACGGCACCGCCCTGACCAGTAAGCTTCATCATCTCCTCGACATTATCGCTAGACATTGCTGCCACGATGCTATCAAGATCGTTATCCATTTCCATTAGTTCGTTCCCAAGCATGATCCGTAAATCTCCTTTGCATTTAGGGTTAGTGAATTGATACTACTATTCTACAACAGTTAAGTCAAGCCAATTATCGCCGCTTTTTATCTCAATTTCGACAGGCATGTCATAACAAATGTTATAACGTCTTAAAGTTTCTTGGGGTAACGACAACATTGCTTCACGCATCAGCCTGATACAAATGTTAAATTCATCAGGGTGACAGTCCAGCACAATCGAGTCGTGAACCGTATTACAGATGACAGATTGCAGTTCGTTTTCTTGAAATAATTTGTCCAAGCGTACCAATGCAGCGGGCAACAGATCAGCCGTTGCAAAGCCTTGCACGGGATAGTTGCAGATGTTTGTGCGGTGTGTAGCCGTACCGTACTTTGTCCACCGCGCATCAGGGAAAGCGTACTGTCTTCCAGACGGTAACGTCACTACGCGGTGTGTAACGGCCTCTCGCTGGAGGTCTTCATGCCAGAGTGCTACCCCACCATACTTCTCTTTGAACGCCCTGTAGTAGCGTTGTTGGGCCTCTGTGCCCGTAGTGCCGCCGTAGAGAGGCTTGAAGGTGTGTGCCTTTGCTTCTTGCCGTGAACAGCCAATCACACTGGCAGTGTAACTGTGTACGTCTGTGCCAGCCTCTACGTCAGCATAGGCTTGACTGTCTTGTGCTAGAAATCCTGCGACTCTAAATTCTAACTGCGAGTAGTCCCCCTCCACAATCTTACCCTGCGGAAAACGACTCTCCACAACCTTCCGTATTTCAAACGTGTTACCTCGTGGCATATTTTGAAAGTTAGGATTGCGAGACGAAAGGCGACCCGTCGCCGTAACACACTGCATAAATTCCGGATGTATGAAACCGTGGTCATCGACATTGTTTTTCATTCCCTCTACAAACGTACCAAGATACATACGCAGTGCGTTGTACCGCACGTACGCAGATGCAAACTCACGGGCTGGACCCGACAGTTCTAGTTCCCGTTCAGCCAGTGTATCCTTGTCTGTTTTAAACCCAGCAGATGCTACGTCACGCACGTTGCGGGGTACAATCTTGAACCCAGCCACCTCTCCGGTAGACCGGTATATAACACCCTTGCCGCTGCACTGCTTGCAGACACGCAACGCTTTGCTGGGAGTTCCGTCTTTACGTACGGGACGCACACGGCCTGTACCGACACACGCAAGACACTGCTCACCCCGTGTTTTGAACACCACGTCTGTGTTGTTTCGTACAGAAATACGAAAGTCTTTGGCTGACATACGGGTGCGTTGCTTTGGTTTCATTGTGGCACCGCGCTGCTCCATGCCCAAGTTGAACATAGATGCCCACGACTTTTTGTCTTTGACTTTGCGTGAGTATAGCAGCATTGACCTGTCATCGGGGCTGGTCAGGCTGATGGGTGTGTCCCCCATAGCTGCACGGGCCATGTCGTTGAGACGCAACTCCAGCGCATCAAACTCATCTTGGTACAGCTTTTCGATTTCATCCAGTGTGTCTAGGTTGACACGCAGCCCGTTGCGTTCGATGCGGGCTAGTGTGTCAGTCATCTCAAGCGACAGACGCAATGTCGGTAGTAGATCGTTCATTGTATAGTTCCTCAAATGTAGTGCCAAAGGCTTCAAGTTGTTTGAGAGCAATCTGCTCTGTAGCTGCAACGTCAGCTATGCCGTACTCTTTTACTATTTCCCACGGTATTTCGAAAAAGGTTTTTCCCGCCGCCATAAACGGCTCAACGAGGTCTTTCTCTTTTTGCACCGTGTCATACTTTTTTGCAAGAGCAGCAAGTCCAAGAGGCCATCGCCGCGCTTTCGATAAAACATACTCTGCAACCATAGTATCATAGATTTCTCCTGTGTATGTGAACCCACAGTCACGTATCCACGACAGATCAAACTTAATGTTTTGTCCCACAACTACATCAGCGTAGTCAAGAGATGTTTGGAAGTCCTCTGCCGCACTGTGCGTGGGCGGTTCAGTTTCGTGGTAGTAACAGTCATAGAACACCTGTTCCTCGTCCAACCACTTGTAACCTATTGAAACCAAACGATTACCAAAGTACGGCAGGGCAGTGGTGCCACCGGACGGCTTGTGTGTGTGGGTTGTCTCCACATCAAACGTCAGCACGTTCACTCCATCTCCTCCCACTGTTTCTTTGCAAAGTATCTAGCCAGTGTGGCTATCTGTTGTGGATTTAACTGTGGATATTTTGTCTCAAGACGATGGTACTCTTCATCGTACAGACTTTCAAGTATCTCTTCGTTTTGGTGGTTACTCATCAGTAATACACCCCTCTGTGTATATCTATCTGCGTGTTGATTGTACCGTGCCACCCGTTGAGTTTGTTTTTGGATATACAAACATGACGCACGATGTTGTCAACGTCACTGGCACCCGTCTTACCTATACCAATGATGATGTCAGCCTCGCCAGCCTTGCCGGTCTTAGAATTGTCCATCATTGAGTAGTCAATAAATTGACGGTCATGTGCATCGTTGCTTGCTTGACTAACAGCCCACACAAGCAAGTCGTTTCGCTTGGCTATCTCGCGGGCAAGAACGTACGTCTCTTTAAGCCGCTCATCCCCACGATTGTACTCACCGTTGACACGAAACTTATCCAGTTGATCCATGAACATGATATCAGGATTGTTTAGCTTGGCGTATTCATTGGCCTCTTCCATAGAAGTTCCAACAGAGTCCATGACGGTTAGGTAAGGTGCGACCTCTGCGTTGTACCGTGATGCAAGAGATTCGCGCTGTTCTACCATCTCATCCCGCTTCAAAGCAAAGTATGACTGTATGATACGTAGTTTTATTTTTTCTGCCGGTTCTTCGTTTGCCCAGTAGGTAACTTTGAATCCTTGTCGGATGTACGATGCTGCGAGAAAGCAGCAAAAGGTTGTTTTACCTACCTCCGGACGAGCAAACAGGATGCCTAAATTACCTCTGTCCAAACCGTCAATACGCTCATTTATCAAATCAAACTCAAAGGGAAAATCTTTGGGTCCAGTGTGGCTGTCTAGCAGTTCCGATATGTCTGCCTCTACCTTTGTGTAGGTAGTCTTGTCAGATATGCGCCCATCCTCAACCGCCTCTATCAGCGTACGTAACTCACCAAACTCTTCGCTTTCTCCGGTGAATATCTCAATGGCCTTTTCTCCAATGATACGCGCACGGTCCCGTAACCAGAAGTTACGCACCATGTCCAAGTGCATCTCTGTGTTCTCAGGATTGCCCCGATCAAGGGTCAAGATTAATTCTTGTGCCTTTTCCCGTGTTGAGTCGGGCATGGCAGGATTGCGGTCATTGAACATGACTGCCAACTCACCTATCGTGATGTCCTTTGCGTATTCAGTGTGAGAGTGAAAGATCACGTCAAACACATCGCGCATTTCCTTCGTGAACATATCACGCCCAATGATATCAGCTACCTTTGAGAAAAAGTCTGTACTCAAACAAAAGCCAAGTATCTGTTTATCTATCTGTGTAGGATCGTATGAAGTCATCCCGTTCGTCCTTTTTCATGTTTTTCAAGTCGTGTTTTAGTATTATCATCTTTGTCGGCGCGATACCCCGTAGAGTGCGAACCATGTCGATAGCTTTGTCAGTCGCATCTTTGTCCAACGCCACAAAAAAGTTCGGGTAATTAGACAGTGTGTCAAGATGCTGTGGCAGCAGATTAGTGCCCATCAGTGCCACTCCGGTAACAATGTTGCTAATTGCACATGCACTAGCGCAATCTTCTACAATAACAGCAGCACCATGATGTCCACAGATGAAAGGGTGCTGGCTAGTGCCGTAACGATACCACTTAGGATTTCTACCATCTAGCGATCTCCCCGCCGCATCTACAACTCTGTTGCCGTCTTTTACAAGGTAGACGGCCCTGTTACGCTTGAAGTCATAGCGTATGTCTGCACGACCGGCAAGGTACGCATCATATGACTGTACACGCTTTACATAAAGTTCAGCGTTTAAGTTACGAGAAAGACTGACAAACGTGTCAGGCATTTCAAAAGACTGTTGGGCTGCAGCAGGTGGTGGTTCCTTGCTCTTGCTAAACATTTTTGATGCGTGATCTCTTGTCAGCGTAA